TATCTGATCAAACACCTGCTCACCGAACTGACCGCTTGGTAACACTGCCTTTTCAGCGATTCTTGCCTGTACTAAATTACCGTAGTTTGTTTCTCTATCTAGTCGCCAGCCGTAAAGATTTGTAGGATCAACTTCAATCCAATATGGCCTACGATCCTGTGCTCGTTCTTCGGCTAAACTTCTTGCTCCTGATGGTGCTGGATAATCTACAAGAATATGACTCTGACCATAAGTTAAAGAACACATTAGTATTCTTCTTGCGTATTCATCTAAATCTGATTTACAACCATCAACATCCATCTTGAACATTTCTGTCCAATAAGGATCACCTGTTAGTGTTATTGGCTTACGAAGTACTAAGCCTGTTGCTGCTCTTATTAATCTTTGTGTAAAAGGACTGAATACTGCTCGATTTACTCTTGCGAGGTAAGCATCATAATCTTCTCTTGGTTCTAATGGTAAAAACGCTTCGCTGTTTTGTCTGAGATAATCAGTACCTTCAGTAACAGCTTTCATTATTTCCCATCCTTTCATCATGTCTAAAACTGCTCTAGTTCTAGTAAAGGGACTATCATCTCCTCCTGCTGAAGTAGAAGAAACTATATTGGTTCTGATTGGACCAGGAACAGCGTAAGTCATGTCAACACCTCCATCTCCTTAATGCTAGTGCTTTTCTAGTAGGTCTGCCTTTACTATCTTTCATTGGACCTTTTACTCCTTTCATTCTCGCACAAAAAGATGCTCGTCTTTTAGCTGCCTTACTACCAGGCTTAACCTTTCCTGTTACTGGTGCTTTTAAATTACTTCCTGTAGCTCTGTTATATTTTGCTCGTCCTTTAGCAGTCAGCCCTCCTTTCTTGGACTTTTCTCCTCTTCCGATACTTAAACTGACTCCTTTTTTGCGTGGCATTACTTTCCTTTCTTTTTCATTGCTATTCTATGTGCTTCCATAAATGTTTTACCATTTAACATCTCTCTTTTCATTACTGCCATGTGTTGTGCAGTATGAGTTCCTTTCTTCTTATGATTAGCTAAAGCAGTTTTTTGCCTAGCTGTGAGTTCTTTTTTCTTCATTTCTTTTTCCTCTTTTTCTTTTTGGCATTAAGTTTTTTAAGATCAGCAGCAGTGATCTTATCTCTAGGTGGAGCAACAGCAGCAAGCTTACGTTGCTTTGGAGAGTATGAGCCTTTAGGCATTAGACAGCACTGGTGATAGAACCATTAGTGATAAAACTTACACTTACAGTTTCAATATCACCTGTAGTAGCAGATAAACTTGTTCCTGTAACAATTCCGTTAAAACTTACTTTTTTACTTCCAGATGTATCTAAAAATAGTTCAAATTGTGCATCACCAGCATCTTCTACTGTTAAAACATCTGCTAATAACGATTGAGTGTCACCTGTAGCAGCCGTATATAAGAAATCTACTGAGCCAGAACCAGATATAAGACCACCAACTTGTGCTCTTGAAGTTGCTCCTTGTGCTGTGACATCTAAAGTATCTTTTGATATGTCAAGAGTCCAACCTGTTGTAGCTACGATTGTTGATGTAGTTCCAGTTCCGTTTTTAAATTTTACAGAACCTTCTTCTCCACGAAAAACTGCCATGATTCTAAGAAAAAAGAGTATTTAAGATTAGTTTAACTTGTTGTTGACTTTTTTACAGTATCTTTACCGTTATTTCTCATATATTGTTCACATCTGGGATCCCAAAGTGCAGGATTTCGCTTGCCTTTAACTGCTTCTATAGCATCAAGCATTTCATCTGTGATTTTTGTCATTTTTTCTTTGATTTTGTAGATTTTTTAGTAGATTTTTTCTTTTTGCCCTTACGGACAGTAGAAATATAACCTTCACACCTACTCATAGCAGCAGATTTCCCCATAATCAACTCCTTTTCTTAGTTTTTTTACGTCTATGTTGATATGTTATCTTCTTACTACCTGTTTTTTCACGTTTAAATCTTGCTTTTTCACTACTTGACATTTCTGAGGCAGTCTTAGGTGTCTTACTTGATACACGTTTTTTAGGCCTACAAGCTGGATATGATCTGTCTTCACCTTTCTTACGGCCACAAGGCTTGCCTGTTTTTATATCAACCCACTCTTCTTTAAACCAACGTGCTAAACCACCTTTACTTTTTGCCACGTTTCTTCCTCGTAGTTTTTCTTTTGCCTTTAGTGTAACCCGAAGCAGTCTTCTTTTTACCCGAAGCATCAGGCATTGTTCCCTTACAAACCTGCACAGCATACCCATTGGCATAAGCAGATGGATATTTTTTATACCTTTTCTTAGCAGCAGCTATGCCTCTAGCACATAGTTTTCCCATACCTACATACCGCAAGTGCAGCGTTTCTTACCGCCTTTTTTCTTCTTTTTTTTCTTTTTTGTTGTTGACATTCCGTAAGCCATAAGCAAAAAGAGTAACTTAGTATATTCTAAACGCAGTCTGCCCTAATGTCTCTGGTTTGGCCAAGTTAAATTGTTGCAAACATAAATAACCAAAAGCATCAAAAGCATGGTCCACTCCCAAGTTTTTATTAGGTAAACCAGTATTAGGTGCATAAGTTAACGTCCTTAAGGCTTTTATTAATTCTTTACAACGAGGATGTATCAGCGTCCTCCTATCGCCATTAGCGTCAAACAGGGCAGTATTGACAGCAGTGATCTTATCTCTGATCTTCCACGGGCTTCTAGGGCTCATAACGGTAAAACCAGACCTTCTAAGTATTGTATGATCCGTCACACCAACTCCAGAGGTCTTTCTTGCACTTCCAGTAGGGTCAGGACAAGCAATAATTCTACGATCTACTCCATATCTTCTTGTAACTTCTTCAGCAAAATCCCATGTAGTAGCACCTCCTGTCAGCATGATTTCATCAAAAACGTACAAGGTATCGTTATGTTTTACAGCACAGATTCCTGCCATAGGGTCTACGTTAAAGTCCAAACCAATTAACAAAGGAAGCATATGTAAATCTGCCACTTCCTTATCAATATTCTCATCAGCAAAACTAACAGCAACCAATCCAGTAAGATTTTCAAAACTAGCTTCAAATTCTTGTCTAAATGTTCTCGCATCTAATTGACTTCTAGCAGCTTCAACTTCTTCTTCCGCTACATTACCCCCCTCAATCGTTGTAAAACTCCATCTTTGCCAATCTTTCCATTCCTCCTCTCCGCAATAACACCACATATCATAAAACCAACTAGCAGTTCCATCTGGTGTACTAATAAACAGTGCCCATCCTTGTTTATCTGCTAACGCAGGTCTAATAACTTCAGCCCAAACGTCTCTATCCATAAATGCTGCTTCATCCAACACAACACCAGCCAAACTTCTTCCTCTCAATGCCATTGCATTTTCTGTTCCCTTCAACTCAATAGTTGATCCATTTATCAATTCCAACCTTAAATCTGTTTCATTCTTACTTTGAATCCATACTTTCGGTGTTAACCTCTTCAATTCCTTCCATGCAATATCCTTTGCCATCCGATAAGTAGGAGCACAATAAAAATAAACCTCATTTGGCCTGTTAATTGCTCCTCTCAATAATTCAATACAAGATAAATAACTTTTTCCAAATCTTCTACCAGCTACCAATACCCTAAATCTTTTATCACAATTAAATACCTCCCCCTGGGCATACCTTAAACTAATTTCCTCTCGTTTTTTCCCACTCACAACCATAAATTTTACAAAAAATACATCCTTTACCCCCTATTTATAGCCTATTTCAGCACTTTTAAGTTATCATTCAACTAAATACTACTAAAAATCAAGTCCGTGACTGATTCAATCTTACCTTCAAATATAATCCCACCCATAGTTCAATCTAAAAAAAGAGGTACTCCTCGCTTCGTTGCTCGTTCTACAGCAGAAAAAGTTCAAGAAAGAGCACAACGTCTCTATTCTCGCCAACTAAAAGGTTTAACAACTCGTCAATTAGTAATAGAACATTCCAAAATAGAACAAATTTCCATAACTACAGCTTGGGAAGATTGGGGTCGTGTTAAAATTTGGAACAATGAAGATTGGGATAAAGATAGAGAATCAATGCTCCCACGTCTACAAGCCATGAGAGTACGTTTATTTAACCAAGCAGTATCTAAAGGTCAATTACAAACAGCAGCACAGATCCTAGACTCTCTAGGCAAAGTAATAGGTGAATCCGTTGAAACAGTTAATATTCAAGCTCCAGAATTGTCCATAAAGGTAGAACCAAAAAATTAACGGAAATATATTTAAGTTGCCCGCCTTTGCCCTAGCAAAAAATTTTTTGCAACTGTGCCCCCATATGCCCTAATTTTGGCCTGTGTGCCTCTCTGATAGCACTGTAATACAACTTGCTTACGTTAGTACCTTAGAAAATACCGCCTCTTAAAATCGATCCTAGAAGGAGTAATATTTCTTAACTTTGATATTGACTTAATATCAGATAGATGGTAATATGATATCAGTTAATAATGGGTATGCACTGTACCCACTTTTAACACTAATGTATTTTTCTAATTGTCTACCAGATAACCAAACTTTAACATTTGTTTATCAGGTGAACACAAAAGGAAAAGACAGAAACTAGAAAATTAAATTACTTCCTTCCTATGAACCTACAAGAGATTCAAGAGGTTAAATCCTACATGAATTTAGAATTGTCTCAGAACTACAAATTAGCTTTTGAGATAGCTTTAAAAAAAAGATACATTAACCAAGAATATTTTAAAAAAAATATGATGTATCTTGAAGCAACTAATAGTATGCATCCCAAGTGGCCGAACTGTTTATTTTTTAAAGACTCTATTAGTAGAGAAACTTTAAGAATTAAATACGATCTATATGACCTAGCAGAATGATAGGAAACACTTGTATAAGTCCAGACTATGAAAATATTTTGATATCTAAAAATATTAGATATGAAAAATGCTTTTCCAAGTCTGGCAAACTTTGGTTAAAAATCTATCCTTACGATGAAGAAAAACATTTTGATTTTTTTCATTTAATAGATACATATGTATCTATGGTCTTAGAAGACTAAAACAAAAGGAGTATTAATTTACTCCTTCCTTCCTTCCTTTATTCCTTCCAAACAAAATGAGATTTACGTTTATTTATCTATTATTGATGGTTGCATCAATAATGTATTTTGGGACTTCTGCAAGTCTTAACAAATCTTCTGATATTCACTGTAAATCAGGTTTTCAATCTGCCTGTGATTATATCGAACAAAGAAATAAATTAATTCAGGAGCTTTAATTTATGGGATACGCTAACCCAGATTATTACTACCATAAAATAATTATGGAACAAACTGAAAAAATTTCTGATTTAAAAATCAAAGTCAAAAGACTTGAAAAAAAACTACTAGAAAAGGATTTAACAAAATGACTTCAATTATTGAACCAAAAAATCAAATAGTATCTATAGAGCATATAGATACCAAAGAAATTAAAGAAATCACAAGATTTCAATTAATACAGTTAATGTATGTTTTATACTCTGATAGGTTAATGGTTAGGGGTGGGACTCCTACTCAATTCTTCAATTATCATTTTTCTAATAAAAGAAAAACTAAAAAGTTTTGGAGAAAACATTTTGCTCCATACTTAATAGATATTTTCCCTCAGGAAATACCAGAGAGGATAAAAGACACATTAACTTTGATGTCAATAGGTATTAAATAAGAAATTTACCCAAGGTTAAAACTTGGGTATTTTTTTGCTAAATTTTTTTCAAAAAAAAAAAAAAAAAAAAATTATTTAATAAAAAAATAAACTTACAAACTAAATGCAAAATTGAATGCAATTTTGAATGCAAATTGAATGTTAATTTGAATGTAATTAGATGACAGTTAATGTCATTATAAGCTAATATTAAATAGTAAACTATTTTTTTATTATTAGTAATGAAACTATTAACAAAAGAGTTATTAAAAAAACTCCCAAATATTGGAGACAATGAAAAAAACAACAAGGAACACATAGCCCATGTAAAGTTATTCGGTGGGAGTTGTTTTAGTTGGTTTATTAGTGAATTTGATCCAGATACAAAAATGTGTTTTGGATGGGTTGAAGGTTTAGAAAATGAACTAGGTTATTTTTCATTAACTGAACTTGAAAAAATAAAGTTTAAACCTTTTAACTTACCAATTGAAAGGGATATGTGGTTTGACAGTACACCACTTAAGGAGTTAATGAACAAATGAATTATTTAACTTTATTGCCCGCATATGGCAGAGATTACAAAACTAAAAAAGCTATTATTGAACATTTAAACAATGATAGGGATTTCTTAGAATCTAATAGTTTGAAACCTATCAATAGACCACAATTTAAAGAGCTTAATATAAGCTCTTTTAATGTTCGATATGATCAGCAGAGAAAAATAACAAAAATAAATATAAAAGATTTAAAAAAATGATTTATAAAGATATAAAAGTAACTTTATTTAGTGAATTATGTAAGCACTATGAAAGTAATAATAAAAATTTTTATAATATTTTAGATAATATTGTAGAAATTTTAAAAGATGAGCAAATAAATAATATTTTAGAAAATCTAAAAAATTATTAAATGTTTCCTTAAGGGATTCTTAAACAGTTCCCTTAATGAAAACATTTATATATGTTTTCTTCCTTCCTAAAACAATTAAATTATGAATGATAAAAACTCTAATGGTAAAGTTTTATATGAAGGTTTAAGTCCAATAAATAACAAAAAATATGCAGTTATTGTTACTGGTTTTAATGCTGAAACTAGTAATAAAAAAACTGGTAATATGTATCAAACTTGGATATTAAATCAAGATATAAAACCGAACGAAGCATTTAAAAATAAAGAGTATGGCGAAACAGTATGTGGGAACTGTCCACATAGTGGATGGAATCAAAACTCATGTTACGTAAAGTGGTTTCATGCTCCCTTGAATGTTTGGAAAGCATATAAAAATAATAGATATGATTATTTTAATAATGATTATGAATTGTTTAGAAATAAGTCTATAAGATTTGGAAGTGCTGGCGATCCTGTATTAATACCGATTGATATTGTTAAAAATATTATAAAGGTAGCTAAAAACCATACAGGATACACACATATGTGGCGTAATGATTTTGCATTACCTTATAAAGGTTTATTTCAAGCAAGTGTTGACAGTTTTCAAGAATATTTACAAGCAAGTTCACTTGGTTTTAATTGTTTCTTGGTTAAACATGAAAGTATAAATGATCCTAAAGGGTTTATTCATTGCCCCGCTAGCGTAGAATTAGGTCAAAAAACATCATGTAATATATGTTCTCTGTGTGATGGTAATACAGGCAATGTTGTAATTAATGCTCATGGTAATACTAAAAATAATGTTTTATTAACTGCTTGATTATTTAATTTTTAAATAATAAAAAAATAAGAAATTAAATAAAAAATCAAAATTATTTTTATTAGTTGAATGCATTGAATGAATTAAATGTTGAATGTCTGAATGAGTTAAGTCTGAATGAATGTGAATGAAGTGCTTGATTCTTGACATGAATGAACTAGTAAACTAATATATGCTATCATATATATTACATTCTTATATAAAATAATCATGAATGAAAACAAAACAATCAGCATAAAACACAAAGTAAATATATTACTTAATGTCTTATCAGTCTTATGTGAGTTAGCTGAAAGGGATGCTACTTTCTTTTTACCGCAGAAAGGTAATGAGATTAATTATGAAGAATCGGTTAGGTATTTAGTCAGAG